CAGCCCCTCCGGGGCAGCGGGCAAAAACTCATCGCTCGCAAACTCCTTATTCATCCCAAGAGCCTCCCTCCATGCCGTCATCGCCGCCTCATCCCCCAAATCATACCGCAGCACGGCGCCCGCTCCGGGCGCACCGCTTCCGCCATCTCCACTACTGCTGCCGCCGTCTCCTTCTCCTCCATCCCCGTCACCGTTTCCGGCCCCATCTCCACCAGCATTATTTCCGGCACCAGCCATCAGGCTCACCGGGCCACCGCCGCCATTTGCGCCCCCGTCACCAGCCTCCTCGCGCAAAAAACCATTCGCTACCAATTTACCAATAAACATAATATTTAATCTCTAGTCTTTAATACTTAATAAATCCACCAACGCCACCTCACGCATCCCCCTGTCCAGCTCCCGCCCGCCACGCTCAAACCTCACCCGTTCCACCCCCTGCGCCTGCTCGCCCAGACAACCCCGTGCCAGCTCCACCAACTCATGAACACTCCCCCACGCCAAATGCACATAAAACACGCGCCCCCCATCCACCAGCCACCCAAGCAACACAACCTCCCCGCTCATCGCCGCCACACCTCCAGCATCCAGTACCCGTCTGCACTCCTCCCACAAACGCTCATGGCCGCCCGCATACCTCACCGCCCACTCATACCCGCTCATCCTTGGTAAAAAACCTGAAAAACTCCACGGCGGCGGGTTCCATGATCACAAAAGCCGGGTAGTCGCGGGAAGTAAACACCCTGCGCCCGCCCTGCGGATTGACGGCCTCAACGGTCAAATCTACGGTTTCCGCCGTCCGCATGGGGTCATCCTCCTCCGGAGCGTAAAACTCTTTCAGCCGCGCCCACACCTGCACCGCCGACCAGTCCTCACCCATGCCCACCAGCGCGGCAACTACGGCCTCCATGGCCGGAGCCTGATCCGCGGGTATATCGTCCTGATTAAAGCGGGCCGGAGGTCTATAACCGCACGCGTCCTGATAAATGGGCGTCAGGGTAAATTCATCCCACTGGCCCAGCTTGGGAAACTGTATCTGTATCTCCGAATTATTCATGATTCAATGGGGGTGTTAATATCCACAAAATCAGCCGTTTCTTCGGCTTCAATAGCATTGACAGCCAAAGCTTCCAGACCGTAAAAAACCGGGTTCATGCCTCCGGGATGGTAATAGGTGTACTCTCCGGTTCCCGCATAAACGGAAACGTCGCCAGCCGTATTATTCACCACATCAGTCACCCATTGGGAAATACCAACATTGGTTTCAAAATTGCTGACCCCCCGGCACGTTGCAATTTGATACAGATTATTCCCCTGTCCCCCCGTGAGCATGAGCCAGAGCGCACCCGTATTCTCATACTTGGCAATACTGGCTACAAATTTTTGTTGATAGATAATCTTGGCAATCGTCCACGGAACAGGCTCATTCTGACTGGCCGGAACAAAGCTGGTTGTAGTCTTAACCTGCCAGCTGTCCGTATTGTTAAGCGCAAAAATCTCACGCACCTTTATTATATAACCGTTGCGCTGTGTGTCCCTGACATTATCAAAAGTAATATCCAGAATTTCACCTTGATTGTAAGCCAAACCGCTTGCCGGGATAATACTGTAAGAATCTATGGAGAGATCAGGGCGAATCGTCTTCCCGCCGCGGCCGATACCAAAGGACAACTTTGCGGCATTGGTAGCGCGCCAAAGGAAAGAGAACCCGGCGAAACTGGAATAATTCCATTGAGGATTACTCACCTCAAATCTCGCCTGAATGGTCGAATGAGTACCCTTGGGAACCTTAATACCAGCCAAATGGTAGGGAACTGTTTTGGTGACTGTCGAAGATCCTGACGCGGTAATGGCATCCGTATTGAGGAAAGCATTAGAGGTTAGGATGCCCGTCACGCCGGCCATGCCCGCGGCATACAGACGGTTGACCGCACCCGTATCGGTCGGCGCACCCACGGCCAGCGGAATGTTGATGCCCCCGTTAGCATTGACGGCCCCTGTAAAAGTCCCGGACTCCGCCAGCAAACTCTTCAACATGGCATCATCCCCCGGCAGAATGCCGTCCCGGGCAGACAATCCCGGGACGGCTCCCTTAAAAGTCTGAGTAACCAGCGCATGCTCATCGGACACCTCCACAGCATCCGTAGGAGCTACAAAACCGTATTGCCCCTCTTTGCTTGCCTCCAAAACAAGCAGGGGAGAAGCCCCATCAAAAACGGCATGAACGGTACAGGCCGTCGTACACGTCAGCACATACGAACAACCTTTAACGGTATCAACAATCATACAGTCCCCTCCTTGAAATACTCATCAATCGCCCCGGCAATCGCCACGCAAAGCGCGTCAACCCGCTCTTCCAGCCTGTCGCAATCCGTCACATGGGAAGACGCAAACGCAGGTTCCAGCATCAACGCCGGCATCCGAGTATCCTTAAAATAATAATACCCCCTGTCACTCTTACACTTAACCGGCTTCAAACCGCGATCCGGAAGCCTCAGCACATCACACATCGCCGCCTGTATCAACTCCGCCGCCCTCTTGCCATGCTGGGAAGCGTACCAATACAGCGTCTCCGTCCCTCCAATTCCCGTATCTGCACCATTGAAGTGAAACTCCACGGCCAAATCCGCGCCAACGTCATTACACCTTCGCGCCGCGTAAATCGGTGTCGTTCCCCCAGACTCGGAACGGTTGCACACCACAGCCTCATAACCCAGCCGCTCCAACTCCTCCTTCACCTTGCCAATATGCAACTTCCAGAACCCATACTCTGAATGCTTCCGGTTCGTCATTACAGACCCTCCATCCTGCGGGCTATGCCCGACACTCAATGCTATCTTCATATAATTCGTCTTCTTTACTCCGGAGCAAGCCGTTTAGATAACGGCCTGCTCCGAAAAACTCTATTGTGCCTTATGCTCCAAATTGGAAAGACGTGCATCCATCGTCCGCAAAATCTCAGCCGTCTTTGCCGCAGTCTCCGCCTGTTCTTTCACAACAGTACGGAAATCCGCGTAAACGAACACGCATGCGGCAATCCCAAGAAACATCACAATCGTATCCTTATACTCCCGTACCACGCCCAAATACTCTTTCAGCGGCTTGCACATAACTTGTCCAATCTGTCAATTAAGCCCCTCCTGCCATTACTTCTCTTCACCCTGAACGACGGGAGAAACATCACTCACGGGCTGAACCTGTGAAAAACTCACACGCCCCGGCTCTAGAACCAGACAGGCCCCATCCTTGCACACCTCAGCCCGGTCTGGCGTCACATTCACGGAATGCCCACAACCGGACAGAGACATTCCCAAGCCGCCAAGGATAGCCCCGGCAATAACTGCTCCGGCGGCATACAGGGCCTTTTCCCACCAGCTAGACTTGCCGGCAGCCTTAATACCGAGATAGTCACGGACATCCCCCAGCGCATGCCTGCCAATAATGGGCAGGGCTTGCTGCGCCAACCGCACAAACGCTGCCCGCTGCGGATCGGTTAAATCTTCCCAGGACTTCCAGCCGCCGCCGTTATCCTCGGAAACCACCTCATAAAAATCCTTGGCTATCGCCTCGGCATGATTGCATTCTTTATCATTAATCATATCACTTCTTCTATCTTCAATCTGTTGAGCTCCGCCTTCTGCCACCTCCGCCACGGCAGGCCGTTTCGGCCCCTTCCCCGTACTCTTGCCAATCCCTCTCCTGTACCGTCTCTTCATTACTCGCCCTCCTCTCTACCCTTATCCTTCGGCAGCATCTCCAGCCACAACACCACCTCGCGGTGAGCATCCCGCCTCATCGCATCCAAAGGATCAAACAACCTCTCCCCATCCTGCTTCTGAAAACACGGCAAATCTGTCTGAAAAAACTCCTTCATCCACTCCAGCACCACCTTCCACTCCTCGCTCCGCAACAACAACCTCTTGGCCTTCCACCTCCGCGCAAACAAATCTAACAACTCCTTCTCTTTATCTACATTATAACTAATCATAAAACGTACTGCTCATAAATCAACTACGCCGCTCCACCCTGAGCCTCCGCCGCCATCTTGGCAGCCGCAGCCTCATCCTTCATCACAGCCGCGCC